GGGGCGCGTAAGAACTTTATGCGTTTCAAAGATTCAAAGATAATACTATTTATCAATTATTACTGTATTATCGGAATATTTTTTAATTATTTTTTCTGAAATATTGTTAACTTCAGTTAAAAATTCAGATAGGTCTTCATTCGGAATTGAACACGCTAACATAAATAATTTCTGCATAATAACAACGTGGTCGTAAACAATATAATCAGTATCAGTTTTATCCTTCGGCTTAATCCTAAATGATGTAGTTAACGTATTTTGTGCCCATTGTTTCATATTTTTAAACCTGAGCTTAGTCGCCTGCCTGATATCAATATCATCGGTTATATTGCCCGCTGCGTAATCGAGCGCGTACAGTGAACAAATAATAATCCATTGGTTAACGCGGTGATCGTTGCGCGTGGTGTTGTGGTAGTGTAGCATAAGTTGTTTAAATTTTAGAATGCGTCGAATAAAGATGGAACGTTTATTTTATATTCTATGCTTTTTAAATAGTACAATCCATCATTATAGTATTCAGGATTTAACTCTGTGCTTATTGCATTTCTGCCAAGCTCTAAGCATTTATAAGCTGTTGTAAATAATCCGCCAAAAGGATCATCTACTAATTGCCCTTTCATTGTAAATCTATTTATAAGTCTTTCAACAATATCAAATTGAAGCGGACAAATATGTTTCTCTTTGTTTCGGTTCGCCTGATTAGCGTTTAATGTTGCCATTCTATTTATATCAGTCCAAACTAAATCATTATTAGAGTGAATCGGCAAAGTCATAAATAAACTCGATAGCTTATCTTGTTCCTCTAATGATTCGCATAATCTCAAATGTTCCGCAAAACTGTAAACTTCATTTTTATTATGTTTTTTCCAAAACTTTACAATTTTAGCCACATCCATACCGGAAAGCTCTTTAGACGAAAAAAATCTATTTCCATCGGATTTCCAATACGCATGAGCATCTAATTGCCAATTTGCCCGCGTGTATTCTTGTTTAGTATGCATTACAGGCTCATCCGCATAGCTATTATTTTGTGAAGTTGGCATCTTTCTAAACAATAAAACATATTCAGGTAAACCTACTCCCATTTTAGATGCATCTTTGCATTGTTCTGACCATCCTAAACGATACGTTTGATTATTTTCACGTACAACGTCAGTTGTTATCGTTACTTTGCCAATTAACCAAAAACCATGCTTTTGAAAATGCGCAACTGTTTTACCGCTAAAATCGTCAATTGTTGTAAAGCCTGCGCCATTTTGATAGCTGTATCTTATGCGATCTTTTACGTGAATTGCCGCAACTCTACCAGGCTTTAATGTTCTAAGAAGATGCGGAGTTAAAAAGTCCATTTGTTCGAAAAACTTTTCATTGCCATGATTGTGGCCAAAGTCATTATAATTATCAGAGTATTCATAATGATCACCGAACGGAATTGATGTTAAAATCATATCAGTGCTATCTGATTCCATTTCTTCATGAATTTTAACAGTATCCTCATTAAATACAGTTGCACCACCTATTTTTGAGCTTCTTCTATTATTAAATATTTGACGTTTCATATCTGATTTAATTTTATCTGTGTTTAATCCGTATTCTCTAACAAGGTTAATCATTTCTGTTTGTAGCTCAATGTGCTTAACCCATTTAGCGCGTAGAGCTTTTAATACTTCGTATTCATTCTGAGTATAGATAGCATAAACATTAACCTCTTTATCTTGCTTAAAACGGTAGCATCTATGTATAGCTTGAATAAAATCATTAAACTTATAATCAATACCAACAAATATCATATTATTACAATTGTGCTGAAAATTGCAACCTGAACCAGCTATCTTTGGTTTTGTTGAAAGTATTTGATACTCTCCATGTTTAAAATCAATTAGCAGCTTTTCTTTTTCCGTATTTGTTTGGCTGCCAAAAACAGACTTTAAATTATAATCTTTTTTTAATGCTTTTTCAATAGCATTTTTTTCAGCATCTAAATGATGCCACAAAATCCAATTATCATTTGGGTTTTTTGATATAATTTCAACAGCTTTATTTACCCTTACATTGATACTGTTTGACTTTTCGCGGCTAACATCTACAAGGCTTTTACTATTATCTTTAAACATAATAAGTTTTCCGTATTTGTCATAAACAGGCTCATCTGAAATATTATCTACGCAAATCTCAATAAAGTTTAATTTAGGTAATAAATAACCAGTATCGTCATAACCAAGATCGGAAGGCTTATTTATAAATACCGCCCAAGTAGATACCCATTTCCAAAACTCTTCTTTTTTATTTGGATAAAGTGTAAGATGTCCAGCTTTTGTAGAATCTCTTTGAAAGAATCTTGTAAGTGCGTGACCTCTATCAATTACGCCTAAATAATCAGCATAATTTAGAATCTCAATAAAATCATTAGGGGTAGGTGTGGCAGTTGCAACAAATCTATAATTGATAGTACTAAAATGTTTAAGTACATAATTAGTAGTTTCAGTTTTTAAATTACGTAATATTGAAGCCTCATCAAATGATACACCGCCAAAAAATTCAGCAGAAACATCACCTTTTCTAATTCTTTCGTAATTTGTAACATAGATAGTATCATTAGATACAGTTTCAATAGTATCGGAGTCTGTAATATATTTTAACTTCATTTCAGAATCTAAAAAATCAAGATCATCCTTAAACTCACCAACAACGCCCAATGGCATACAAATCAAAAAAGGCTTATTTGTTATTTCCATAATCTTACGAGCTAATTCTAATTGCATCATTGTTTTTCCAAGTCCAAAACTCGCAAAAATAGCACGTCTTCCACCCATAATACACCACTTTACAATATCATATTGATGTGGCATTAACTTAGGATCAATTTCACTTTTTAAATCATCAGTTCCAAATTCTTCTGCAACGATAATCTTATTCTCTAAAAACTTTTCGTACTCGTTCATTTTTTATAGTTTTAATTAAATAATACTCAAAATTACAACCTATTTTATCAATTCCAAACTTTTCAATATTTATTTTTCAAATATTTCTTTTATCGGAATACAAATCGCGGGCCCTTTCATCGTGGTGGTGAAATACGTCATATTTTTACGGATAGTCCCCGATATCCGGCTCAATACCTGCGCGTAATTTTTAACCCAGTTTGTTCCCTTTAAATTATTCTTAACCCATGCCGACGTCGTCGAAATACAAACCATATTATTTTCGACCTTAATACCGATACGTTTCATGTGGTCGTCAGCCTTCGTCATACTTACCGTTTCGCTGCCATTTAATGACGCTTCAACCAATTCGCCTAACGTCCGCGTATGTATTCCGATTTCCGTTTCAACCCGAATCTGTATTCCTAAAATGTGCTGCAAACATTTTGATTCGTCAGTTTGATTCGATAACCCCTGTTCACCGCTAAAATCAATCTCAGCGAGAAAATTAAACGCTTCTTCAGCTGTCGGACATTCGTCATTAACAACGTGCCACGCACCGCCCAACATCGCACCTAACTGATCACCCATCGCCCTTGATTTTAATTTCTCAGTAATCGCACGGGTGAAAATCGAAATCGTTTTTAATAACGACGGTATCATATTTATTATTCGAGTCTGAAAACCTAACACGTATTCATCGGTCGCGAAGTCGTGAAAATCACTATTCAGCGCCTCAAAATCAGAATCCGATAATACGCCGCGCTTTAATTCTAAATTCGTCACACGTCGCAAATCTGACCCGTGAACCGCCTGAGGTACAATCGAACAGAACGCAAAACAACTACGGATATTATACGTTTTCGCACCGCTGCCGCTGCCCTTAACAATCATACCGCCGTCACTACTCGACGCGGATCTCATCAGCTGCAAAACCGATTCAATTCGCTGCTGTGCGTGTTCGTTTTCGCCCTCAGCTTCATCGAACAATACATTTATCGCGTCGCTGAATAATAATTCTCTCAGTCCCGCCTCAGACGTATTACCCTGAACGCTGACGGAAATATTACCTATGAATTTTTTCATCGCAGCATTAACCCACGATTTACCCGACCCCGCGCCGCCCGTTATCCATATGTGAGGACGCCAAGATAACACACCGCAGACGGGCGCAATCGCTAACCAACCCGATAATAATATTCCGTCGATTTCGCGCTCCCATGATAATTTACTCAGCGTTTCGGCTAACCGTGCCGAATCGTCACAGGTTATCGGTTTCGCGCTGCCTAATTCCAACGCGCTGCCTAACTCATACAAAAACTCAGTTTTAATACTGCCTAATTCATACCTCTGACCGTCGACAATTAAGTGAGTGCCCGCATGAATAACAATTCGATTATTATCAATCCACGCGCCGCGACCTCTTACTTTATTATTACTGTAAAATCCTTTTTCATTACTAACACGTATCAGAAAATCAATCGCCGAATTTAAATCAACACCTGATCCTTTCGCTTTCGGATACGCCGTTTCCCACCACTCCAACGGCGCTAACTGCAACAGGTTCGGAGTGCTCATTTTCGCAGCTGATAACCTAATTAACGACTTCGACATATTACAGTAAAACCAAAACATCTGAACCCCTTCATCGTTTTTATTAAATCCAAACGGCATAAAATACGGCGAATTTTCAGGCCTAACCTGTGGCGTTTTATCCGTGCCTGATGGCGCTTCGGTCGCTACTGATTTTTTTACTTTCCAATCCTGCCACGTTCCAAAATCACCCGAATACGCCTTATACGGATAACTTACACAGTTAGTTTTTATATCGACCTTTAAAACGTTCTGTACAAAATTTTCAGCGTCGGACTCTAAAATTCCCATCCGATTGAGGCAGGAACATAACATCGTAATAAAATTATGATAATTACCAGGCGCACAGCTGCCCGTTTTACGCTCCGCGAAACTCATCGCGATTTTAAACGGGTCAGTTAATTCTGACGCCTGAATATTTTTAAAATCTCGCTTTGCCTGCTCTTTGTCCTGAATCTGTAACCAAATCTCGAGACCTTTGAGCGGCAATACGGCGGCATCGTAATTTACATAAATATTATCGTCGTGGTTTAAATATCGCAAACGTTTTAAATCCTTAGTTTTACCCGTAACGATATTTAATTCATTAAGCAACATCGCAGAAAACCAATCATAAAACGTCGAATGTAACCGACTGACAAAATTTATATCTGTTAGTTTTAGTTTTTTCTTAATATAATCTGTTACCTCTGCGAAATCGGCAGGTATTTCGATTCTTACATTTATCCACATCGAGCCGTTAAACTTACCCGACACAGACAGCGCAGCCGCTTCGATATAAATCAGTTTACCCGTATGAACTAATTTATTAAATTTCTCTAAATCAGCTTTGGTATTCATATCAATATCCATATTCATAACACCTGAGTGCTGAACACTGATTTGATTTTCTACCGTTTCATGTCGGTCGTAACATCCTGAGAATACCACCGCAGGCAATAATCGCCGTTTGTCGGCCTGATACGCGTCTTTGTTTTCGTAGCTCTCAAAATGCGTATGTATATGCTCCGTTTCAGACAAATAGTGACCGTCTGCAATGTTAGTATAAATATCGAATATATCGACCGCCTCAGCAGGTTCAAATATCCGTTTATGGTAGTTTATTTTCATCGGTGGTAAGGTGGGTTTTTGTTTCCAAGGCGTAAAACAATTTCAAACGTTCGCCAAAATCAGAAAACTGTAAAATTTCAAAGAAAAATACAAAGGTAGGTTTTTTCCTCAATCTTTTTAGGTAGTTTCTATAATCCGATATTTCCATAGTTTCTATATTCGTTTGGCACGGCCTGCATCGGTTAAAATCTGAATCGTAATCAATCGGATTTAATGAGCTACCGCACAATCCGCAGCGGCCGAGCGTTTCACTAAACTCCATAATTCCAGTCTTTAATTAACCTGTTCGTATCTTCGGAGCTTCGGACAATTCCACCGATACCGCCCGAATTTACAACCGTATGAATAAAATTTCGTTGTTCTTTCGTCGGGCGGCCTTTGGTAGTTTTTACCTCCAATGCCAAAAATACAGCTATTTTTTTACCGACCATTTCAGGCGTGATTTCAACTGTAACCCATCCGATTAAGTCGGAGCTACCTTTGCACAGTCCCGCGTGCAGCGGCCTTGCGTCCTTAATAATAGTATCGCCTGCCTTCGTGCGCTGCGCGTCACCTGTCCAACCTATGCCGACATTATTTCTGAACGTGCGGACGTTGTCGGTTACGTTTAGCCGGATGTCGTTCTGTATGTTTTTTTCCTTATTCATTTTACATTTTTTTTTCATTAAAAACTAATACCATCGCATCGTGCGCCTTTACCGCGCTATCATATTTCAAATCGGGTCGGCTATCAGCTAAAAACTTTTCCCGAAGATGCCAGTGGCGTTCCAAGTGCCACGCCCATAATCCATCGGTGTATCTTATCAGCTCAAAATAATAACCTCTCATGTTTTTATATGAGTACGCTCTCTGATTCTCTGTGCCAATGTGATTTAATTGATACGGCACGTCGTGAACAAATAATAATTCGCTGTCGTAATCATTATCACTTTTTAAATATTTATCAGCGACATAATTACACTCATCGTAAGATTCAAAATACCCGAGCTTTTTATATTCACCATCGACCAAAATATTAACCCGCCACATTCCGACTGATTCTAAATACTTAATTATTTTTTTCATAGCTTTTTTATTTACGCGATAATATCACCGCATCACAAACATACATACTATTTTAATACGCTGTATATTTTTGCCCTATTTTTTTGAGCGCGCGTTAAACATATTCCATGCCCAGCCTTTTTTGTATCCGCGTTCCGCTTCAATTTTCTGCAACTCAGCCAACGTGCGAGCGCGGCCCGTTTCTTTTTTCTTTTCGCGTTTTCGATATTCAACCTCGACCAATTCACCATCAACCGCCTCAATCGTTCGCTCTTTCGCAGGTACTACCCAACCGCAGCACGGACATACGGGCGCAGGCTTAAACACGTAAAAACACGATTCGCAAACTTTAATATTTATATCGTTTTCCTGTTCGTTCTGTCCTTTTCGTTTTTTCTTTTTGCCCTCTAACGTCCACGGGCGATCCTCGCAGGGGTGGCCATGCCTGCGCGTATTTCCGACGTGGTCTAATATTATACATTCTGATTTACCTTCGCACGGACGTAAACCGCGGCCCGCCTGCTGTAAATATAACGCTTCGCTTTGTGTCGGCCTCAGCATAATAATCGCACCGATGCGAGGTATATCAGTTCCCTCGCTGATAATATCGCAGCTCGTCACTACGTCAATCAATCCTGAGCCTAATCCGTTTAATATACGGTCTATGTCGGCCTGTGGCATTTTACCGCTGACAGATTCAGCACGGTAACCCGCCGCCCTAAACATTTCGGCAGTATCCTCGCTATGTTTAACAGATACACAAAACACAACCGCAGGAACACCGCCGCATAATTTTTTATAATGACTGACAGCGTCGCCCGTTATCGTCGGCTTATTCATTACCTGCTCCAATTCTGATTTATTATAATCACCGCCGACCGAATGAACGCCCGTTAAATCTACACCTATCGGAGGTTCAAAAATTCGCGGACTAACTAAATAATCTAATTCGATTAGTTCGTTAATCGTGCAGCCTACTATTAAATCGTCAAACATCTCAATCAATCCGACGCCGTCCGTCCGTATCGGCGTGGCCGTTACGCCTAACACTTTCGCGGCAGGATAATATTCAATTATTTTTCGATACTGCGACGCCGTGCAATGGTGCGCCTCGTCGACTATTATCAGGTCAGGTGTGTATTTATTCAATCGGTTTACCATCGTTCCGACCTTGGCCACCTGTACGCCGTTACCGTAATTCATACTATAACCCGAACCTATCAGACCGTGCCGAACCTGAAAACTACTCAGCGTTTTACTCGTCTGTTTAAATAACGAGTCACGGTGTACTAATATCAGCACCTTATTATTTTTGGCAACGGCCGACATAGTGACGAACGAAAATACTACGGTTTTACCCGCACCTGTCGGCAAAACTAATAATGGCCGTTTATATCCGTTTTGATACGATTTTCTAATTCTGTTTATTGATTCGTTTTGATAATTTCGTAATTCTATCATTTTATTTTATAATTTAATCGCTCGAATATTTGGTAAAGATAAAACTTCTGAATATATTTGTGTATTATTTAATCAAAAACATTTTAAACTTTATTAAAACCACCATTGACATGGAAAACAAAAAACTACACGCGGCAATTAACGCGGTTATGAACGAAGTACGTTACATTAAAAACGACAAAACAGTAGGATTCGGCGGATCTTCTTACAAATCAATTTCAGATGAACGCGTTAGGGAGCTACTTCAACAGGCACTCACTAAGAATCAGCTCACGATTATGCAAACGGGCATCGAAAAAGACCTACAAATCGAACGATGGGAAGATCAGGGCAAAACAAAACAACAAATAACATTAACTGTTATTGTCACTTATAAACTAACGCACGCTGAAACGGGCGAATCTGAATACCTTCAATCAATTGGTATCGGTGTTGACCCTCAGGATAAATCAGCAGGAAAGGCGATGACATACGCGCTAAAATACGCGCTATTAAATTTATTCCTAATTCCAACGGGCGAAGATTCCGACCAAATACATTCCGACACAATCGAAGTGCCACAGGTAAAACGTAAACCCGAACTATTACCCGATACCGACCGATGGAATGCAGGAGTCGAGGCAGTGCGCGCGGGGAAAATTACAATCGATGTAGTTATCGAAAAATACGATATTTCATCAGATAATTTAATCACATTTAAAAACTCTATATAATATGCCATCTAAAGGTAAAATAACGCCGTCACAGTTCGCCAAAATGATGAACTACCGAACTAAGGAAATACGCGCAACGGGAACTAAAAAACAGGATATTATAGACTGGATTACTGCCAACGGTGGAACGGTTCCCGAAAAATCGACAGTACCTGAACTCACCGCGATTATGAACGCTATGCCGCCGTCACATGTAATATCTGAATTTACTCAAACCGCGATTAGTTACGCTGATGAGGTAATTATGGATATCTTAGGAGTTGAACGCGAACAAATCAGCGCCAAAGCACTCGAACACGGCAATACTTACGAACCCGTAGCACGCGCCCGTTATGAGCTCGAAAGATTCTGCACAGTTCCAACGATTAACGAATCAATACCGCACCCGATTTATGATTTTGTAGCGGGTATTCCTGATGGCTTAGTTGATGGCGATGGAATAATCGAAATCAAATGCCCGTCAAATTCTGCGAATCACCTTAGTAATATTTTAGCGCCTGCACAGTACGAAGATTATAAATATCAGATTCAGGGCTATCTATGGATAACAGGCCGTAAGTGGTGCGATTTTGTGAGTTACGATCCGCGATTCCCTGAACGATTGCAAATCGCGATACACAATATTAAACGGGATGATGAACTGATACAATTGATTGAAACGCGCGCCGTTGAGTTTTGGCAGTTAATTCAGGATAGGTTAAAACGGTATTTGTAGGATAAAAAAAGGCAGCTCATAACGGGCTGCCTTTATAATTTTAGTCAATCATTGCTTTTGCGTTGTTGTAACAATCATGCCTTAGTAAAACATCCGGTTGATTTATTTGTAATGGATTTTCTTTTGTGTCGTCCCAAATTATATTACCAAGCTCCATTTTTGCGGCCATTGATTTACATAGGTTTCCTACATTTGCGGCGTATTCAGGTGATTTACCCATAGCAACCATAAAGTCAATCACGCCCGTACGAATCAATTCATTTGCATCTAATCGAACTAATGATGTGCGCATTGTGCGGTGTTTTTTATTTACATTTTTCATTGCCTCAATAACATCATTTGTGCTATAACCTAACAATGCTGCCCTATATTGATACCAAGTAAATTTGTTATTATAAATATCAAAATGTTTACTTTCGACCTCCTTTTGAATTGATACCAAAGTCATAGCTCTGCTTAAATCCATTAACGATTCAATCTGTTGAGCAGTAAAAGCAAGACCCGCATCATGTTGGTTGTAAAGTTCAATTACTTTTTTTCTTAGCTTGCTTGCAAATTGACCGCCAGACATCATTACTACTGATAATGCAGCATCTTTAACTAATAGATAATCAATTGATGGTCGGCCTCCTGTACTTTCTAACATAAATGATATAAAGTCTTTATCCTCTTCCAGCTCAGCACGTTGAATGCTTTCTTTTATCCAATAGGAATAAGCTCTTTTGATTCCAAGTTCTGAATACAATTCCTTTGCAGAAATTAAGTTTTGATTTTCTCTTTTAATAATTTTCATATCTTTATATATTTTGATTTACACAAAGATACTAACTTTTTATCATAATTATTATAAATTAACAAAACATTAACTATACCAAAAAAACCCGCACATAATCCGTGCGGGTTTTTCTGTAACAAATATATCCTAAATATGTTACTAAAACGGGAGATCTCCTTCAATCTCTTCGGGTTTTACATATCCGCCGCCGTTCGCTTTCGCTTTAGCTTTCGATGGTGTGCCGGTTATCCGCCAAGCCTCAGCACTTATAAACCATTTACCATTCCACGGGCGCCCCTTTAGATTATATTCGACCTCGATTAAATCCTCGTTCGCAGGGTCATAATCGTTAATCAATGTAAGTTTTTCGCCTGATAGCTCGAACGGTAATTCCTGCGGGAACTTTTCATCGGTTTTTATGACAAAAATACGTTTTTGAAATCCTTTAGCGCCGAATGTTTCAATTTCGCCCACATGGATAACTTTACCTGAAATTTTCATTTTTTAGATAGTTTTATGTTTAGTAAAACACAAATATAATATTTTTTTTGATACCGAACGAAATGTTTTTTTTGGCCGACGCGATAAAAAAATAAACACGTTTTTTCAATTTTTTCGCTCAGTCATTTTCGGCTAAAAAACATCAATTATAATTTTTTACGGCCAAATCTCAGATGTTTAGTTTTTAAAATAAACACCATAGCCGATGAGCGTCAACACTTTACGTGTATAGTGATTTTTTCCGAAACAGGGGGTGTAGGAGAATATTAAAAAATATATTTTAGGTAAAAACCTCACAAACAAAAATCTCATACATCATGTACCCTTTATATATATATATATATTTATATAGATAGTATATAATATAGTATAGATGGGTGTTTCCGTGTTTAGTTTCGTGTTTAGTTGGTGTTTAGTTTGTTTAGTTTTGGAACTAAACACAATATTATAGTTTACTGAATTATTTTGTAGGTCAATCTGTTTATTAAAATAAAATTGTATATTTGTGCATCGTTTAATCACACTGCGCAAACAAAACAAAAAATATCCGTTTTGAGGAATTATTTTTTTAAAGTGATATACACACACCAAAACTTATTTAAAATCGTTTAAAACAGTCAAAGAATGAAAGAGAAGGCCAAAGAGTTAGGAGGTCGCCCGCTCGTTTTTCAAACAGAAGCAGAACTCAAACAGAAAATAGAAGATTACTTCGAATATTGCGACGCACGCACAAAAAAAGAAATAGTAAAAACTAAAGATTATTTTGAAATTATCGATATGCCTGATCCGATTCCTTACACGGTTTACGGATTAGCTGACTATTTAGACGTCGATGCTGATACGCTTTTGAACTATCAGCTCCGTGATGGTTTTTCGGTTTTAATCTCCCGCGCGAAGCATAAAATTCTGACTAATAAGGTACAACGCGGACTCGATGGTAAGTCTAACCCGCAAATGACCAAATTATTATTGGGCGTAAATTACGGACTAATTGAACCGAAGTCAGAGAACGCAGCGGAAAACAAAGACGTGAACATTAACATTATTTACCCACCAACGACGTAAACAATTGGCCCGTAACATTAACATAGAACTATACAAACCGCACGCAGGTCAGCAGCGAATACAAAAAACCCATAGGAGGTTTAATTGTATCGTTTGCGCGCGTCGTTTTGGTAAGACTGAGTTAATAACGTCTGTTGCATTGCCGCTGATAGCACCGGCAGTATTTGAGGGTAAAAAAGTAGGTATATTTTTAGATGACTTCAAAGACTTTGCGCAAAGTTGGAATAAAATTGTCGAAGT